GGGAAATTCGTTGCCATATCACACCCTCAGCAGTGCGGTATCCCGCGAGGCCAAAGGCATGAAAACGGTGAAGGGGCCGTTGGAGGCGACTTTCTTGCCGCCGAAGTCGATGACCACCATCGTGTCCTTCGACTTGCGGTCATAGATCAGCGCGCCGTAAGCGTCGATGGTGCAAACTGGCCACTTGGCGTCGTTGAACGTGATGCACGCAACGTCACCGTCCATCTCGACCCGGCCGCCTTCGAGCGCCTTGCCGCCGGCCTTGTACCCGGGCCCCGAGGACTCCCCGGTAGCAGCGTACTTCTCGGTCAGCGCGTGGACGTCCGCAGCGTTGGTGAACAGGGCGATGTACCACTCACCGCTGGCCAGAAAAGCCTCCATGATGCGGCGCTTGGCCGCCTTGGTGACTCCGCCGATGATCATTGCGGCGCTCCCTTACGCTTGGTCTTGAACTTGGTCATCTGGCCCGCCTCGTCGCGCTCGATGGAGGTCTCCTCGTCCGGCTGAGCCTCCTGTTGCACGTTCTGCTCGTCCTGCATGGCCTGCATCTGCTGCAGCTTGACGTGGTCGGGGATGAGGTTGTCAACCGGCATGTCAAGTCCTTTGGCCGTCTCGCGCAGGATCGCCGCGCGTCCGGGCATCCCCAGAATCTGGAGATCGAAGGGGTTCGCCGTAGCTTGCAGAAATTCGTTGCGTCTCTGCTGCGTCAGCTCCTTCTGAGCCAAGCTCACCGCGCCGCGCGCCACGACCTGAACATCGCCCTTCACGGACGGATCCGGGTTGTAGAGCATGTTGTATGTGAACAGGGTCTCGATCAGCGGCTGGATCACGTCCCGGTCGATGTTGGCCAACGTCAGCTTCAGGAGCTTGTTCGCCGCGTCCATCAGCATGCCGAGGCCCGACGCCGTCCGGCCGGCACCGCCGACCTTCTCGTTGCCGATCATGTACCGGGGGATGCCCGAGATGTCGTCGGCCATGGCGTAGAACTTCTCGAACACCGCCATCAGCTCGGTGGCGTTGCTGTTGGGCTGGAAGAACTCCGCCGGCGGCGCGCTCGAACCCATCGGGTCGGTCGTGGTCTGCCACACCTTCCACGGGTACATCTGTGTGATCTTCTCGCCCGGGGGCAGGCGGTCGACGTTGACCCACACCTGCGGGCCGGAGGCGATGCCCATGTTGTTGATGAGCGCGCGCATGGCGCTGTTGCACACGTCTTGGCAGTCTTCGATCAGATCGTGGATCGAGTTGCCCCAGATCGACCCGGGGATCTTTTCCACCGAGGTGGTGTAGTACTTCTTGCGGTTCAGGGGGTCCGGGTTCAGCTGCGCCTTGATGGTGTAGCCGCCAATGACCCACACGTTGACGTCGTATTCAGCCAGCTCGTCCTCAACGCCCTCCTCCAGACCCCAGTCCAGCAGGGTCTTGCCCTGCACGCTACCGGAGTACTCCAGCGCGTCGAAGGTGTCCTCGGGGTCGTCCCAGTAGTTCTTGCTCTCCAACTTCTCCCGCTCGGTGTCCGTGGGGAACTGGAGCCAGTTGCGCAACCCGCCGCGCGTCTGCTCGTCGAGCACGGCGCGGATGTTCGCCTCGCTGTATCCGGGCACGCCGATCAGGTTGTGCAGATACCGGCGCGTCAGCCGGCGGTGTCGACGGATCACGAAGCCTTCGTTGACGTGCCCGATCCCCGGCGCGGGGTAGAAGTCCAGCGGGTTGACCGCATCGAACTCGTAGACCAGCTCATCCTGCAGGGTGGGCGTGCCGTTGACCCACTTGATCTGCCGCTTGCGCCGCACGATAGGCGCTTCGAGGATGGCGGTCTTGAACGTGACGAGGTTGTCGATGAAATCGGCCAGCGCGGAGTACGCGCCGCCTTCGAGCATCTGGTCTTGGATCCGGTTTTCCATGCGGGCGCAGGCTTCCTTGGCCTCGTTCTCCGCCTTGGTCTGCGCCTCGGCCAGCAGCATGTCGCGCATCATCTGCGCATTCTCCGGCGGAATCTCGATGCCGTACTGCGCGAGCAGCTGAGCGTCCTGCTGGATCTTCAGCTCGGCCTGCTCCTTGTAGTTGTTCACCAACTCCGGGTCCGGCGTGGGCTTCAGCGTCCACGGCTTCTCGTTCGTGTTGTTGAGGTAGATGTCCTTGATCCACGCCGCCGCGCCCCGGATCTTGGTGCTCGTGATCCGCGCGTACGCCTCCGACCCGCCGAACTGGCGTATCTTGACCAGCTTCTCCGGCTCGTACTCACCTTGTCTGGCGCGCAGCGCGCTCAAGAGCTGGTTATCGAGGGACCGCATCGTCCCCGACCCGGCCGACTGCCGCGCGTTACGCGCCGCGTCGAAGCACCGCCTCACGTGGGAGGCCAAGCTGTCCAGTAGTGGCTGACGGGAAGCCTCGGCATCGGCTTTGGCAATGGCTGCCGCCTGCTCCTGCTGGACGAGGACGGAGTTGGGGACGATGTTGACGAGACTCATCAGAACCTCTTGTTGAACCGGAGCTGCGCCCCGTCGATTTTGGTGTCGCGCTCGCGGAAGCCCTGACCCTTGGCGTCGTACGACGAGGCCGACACGCCGGCGGTCACCGACGCGCCCTTGCCCAGATCTTTCGTCGCTTCGAGGTTCAACCCCGCGCCGTAACCCTTGACCGGCCCGTGCATCGAGCCACCACCGCCGGAGACCTGAACCTTCCCACCGTCAGCCATGCAGTGTGATTTCTTGGGGAATGAGGGCATGATCGCCTCCTGTGGGTTGACCTACGGCTTTATACCAAAGAAAAACCCCGGGAGCAATGCTCGACCGGGGCGAAGTCCGGTGGGGGACACCGGTGAGGGGAGGTACGGATGCAGTGTGTCATGTCCACCCGCCCGCGTCAACCTTCTCAACGTCCCGGCGCTCGGCGAGCTGCGCGCCGCTGTACGCCCCCTCCACGGTCATGCAGAAGTACTGCATCGCATCATGCACGTGGCTGTACTTGTTCTTCTCCGGCGTCTCGTCGCTCTCGCCGTCTTTCTTGATCTTGTACCGGTACCCACCCCGGAATCCCTTGACCAGCATCTCGCACCGGGGGTCGATCAGGACGCTGGGCTTCCCCGCCGGGCTGCGGAGCAGCAGTCCCTCCACCGCGCGCAGCCGGACGTCGATGGCGTTGCTCGCCGGCCTGACGACCTTGAACCCGGCCTTCCTGAGCACGTCGGCGCAGGATTCCTCGTTGATCTGGCTCTTGGCCCACCCCGCCGGGTCACCGGCGATGAGCACCGGCGCGCCCGGGAACCTGTTCGCCAAGCGGGGCTTCAGCAGGGTGTGGATGAAGATCTCCAGCCCCATGTTCTCGCTCGTGATCTCGTCGTATACGAGGGCTTGGCCCATCGCGTTCCGTTGCCCGATCACGGCCGCCGGCGTCCGCCCGAAGTCCAACCCAACCACTAGCGGGTTACTGGCGGCGTTGAAGTGCATCAGCGCGTTCTTCGACACGTGGTGCTCAGCGTTGAAACTCTTGTCGTACACCGCGCGCCCGGACAGGCTGGCCCCGAACCGCCCGTGCACGTACACGTCGATCCAGTCCTCATCCTTCCCTTCGCACAGGTTCTCGTAGTACCCGTCCGGCAGGTACTGCACCCAGTCTGCTTCCGGGGAGAGGCCGCTGGGCTGCAGGGTAACGTGCGCATTCTTGGGCGGGTCGTTGAGCACCTTCTCCCAGTGTGTGTCGAAGTCCGGGGGGTTGGTCATCCCCCAGACCTTGTGGATCTGCTTCCCACTGTCGTCGCAGCAGCCCACGCCGTTCATGGACTTGTCCGGGTATCGTCCCAACCGCCCTTGGAGTGCGTCATACACATCCGGGTGGATCTCGCGGAACTCGTCCAAGATACCAAAAGACAACTGTAGCGCGAGCAGCCGGCGCACGTCGTTCTGGTCGTCGAGACCCCGGAACAGCACCTCGCAATGGACGTCATCGAAGCGGAGCTGAAACTTTTTCTCCGTGCGCATGTACACGCCGGCGTCGCCCTCGGGAAACCACTTGAGGAAGTCTGGAATCGTGGAATCGCCCAACATCTGGTTCGTGTTCCGCACCACCACGCACCGGCTGCGGCGGATCCCGTCTGCACAGGGGGCCACCCGGCGCGCCTCGTAGGCGATTTTCATCAGCCCAGCGGTCGTCTTTGTCGAGCCAACGGGCCCCATTATGAAATTGGCGAAGCTATCGGACGTAAGGAAGGGAACAACCGACGCAGACGGGGTGTAGATGCGCTGCATCAGGCGTAGTCCGGGTCGACGTGCTCTGCGGTGGTGTAAACGCCCTCAATCGGGGGCGGCAACGGCTCTTTGAAGGGGTCCGACTGCGTTGACGCGGGCGATTCGAGGGTCATCGGTGCCGCATTGGGCAGCTGGATGGTGATGCTGAAGGCGGGGCGCGTGTTTTGGCCGTCGTCGGTCTTTTTCGGCGCTAATCCGCCCCAATCGACGAGGTTTTCGACCGCTTTCACGCGGGCGGCGGCCGGCACGTCGACGTCTCTGGCCATGTGGTAGAGGTGCGTGATGGCATCTTCGGCCAAAACTCGGCATTTTTGGGAGAACGACACCCCATTTTGCTCGAACTCCTTGACGAAACCCTGCACA